AAGGGCAGTTTAATTACCCGAATCGAAGAAAGCCCAGTCCCAGAAACCGCAGCACCCTACGAGGTCTACTACATCAAAGAACAAGACCTTGCAGGCGAAGAACACGCAGTAGCCCCCGAAACGATTGGGCAACTAGTGTCTCCAGCAGCTGAGCTACACCCCGATATATGGGAGGGGGACATCATCGAAGACAAAGACGGTTATCGTATGGAGGTGATATTCGAGCCCGACGAAAACGCGTTTTACGCGATTGTGCGCAGCGAGGAGGGCGAAGGTCGTGGAACTCTAAGTGAGAATTTCCTTTCTTACGAGTTTCTGTACATCAAAGCAAAAGTAGTGGGAAACATCCACGACAACCCCGAACTAATCACCAGACCATTTTCGTAACCTCACGAAAAAGCTCAAACAAATTGATTTATGGAAAAAGACAGAGCAACCCAGTATTGGGACAACGAAATAAAGCGCGCAGCCGAGGACACCACCAAAGCGTATGCGGAGTATGAGCAAGCAAACAAAGAAGAAAAACAAGCCCTAGACCGCAAAAACGATGCCGAGGTGAACCAAGTAGCGGAGGAAACGAGAGAAGAAGCGCGAGAGATGCACAAAAGAAAGTGCATCATCAAATCGCAAAAGTGGGAATCTTTTTTGATGGCGTCTAAATGGGAAGGTATCACCCGAGGTGCAGCCGAGAGCTACAAGAAGCGGAAAGCAGAGAAGGAAGCCAACAAATAAACCCCGATACTTTCCAACCTTTTCCAAATTGGAAAGAGTTCACAACAAGACAATGAAACAAAGTAAAGACCCGATCGAAACCGCGATAAGCTACACATTTGCTTTCATCATGGTAGCCGGTGTGCTTTTGCCCTTTTTGCTGATGTTAGTATCCTATTTCAAAGAGCAACCCACCAACACAACAATGCACCAACCCGAACCTATGGATCAATATGCAGACAGCCTAGTTTGCCCCGATTGATAACAACAAAAGAGGCGCCAAAGAAAGAAGAAACAATGATTTACGGTTATATTAGAGTAAGTAGCGACAAACAGACGGTCGAGAATCAACGATTTGAAATAAAAAAGTTTTGCAAAAAGAACTATTACACCGTGGATGGGTGGATTGAAGAAACCATCAGCGGCACAAAAGCGTATAACAAGAGAGCGTTGGGGAAACTACTCTCAAAGGTGAAAGAGGGCGACCTTATCATTTGTTCAGAGCTGTCACGCCTTGGTCGTAATCTGTTTATGATAATGGAGATTCTCAATATCTGCTTGGCAAGAAATTGCAAGGTTTGGACAATCAAGGACAATTACAGATTAGGTGACGACATACAGAGTAAAGTTTTGGCTTTTGCTTTCGGTTTGTCGGCTGAGATAGAAAGAAATTTAATAAGCCAAAGAACAAAAGAAGCCCTTGCTAGAAAGCGAGAGGAGGGTGTGATATTAGGACGTCCCAAAGGGAGCGAAACGGCATATAAAAACACTACGCTATTCCCAAAACGCACACTAATAAGGGAGCTTCTAAAAGAGGGTGTATCTCAACGAAAAATCGCGGCTATTTGTAAGGTAGACCGCAACACCCTCGCCCGATTTCTTAAGAGGATGAAGGTAGAGGAACAAAACGAAAAAAGCATAGTTCACCCCGATTGAAACAGATGGAACAAGTAAGAAAAAGAATCAACAACGAGCAGGAGCTTTTGGAGCTATTTTGCGACCCCTCAGATGATAGACCTTACATAAATAAGCCTTGCAAGAATAAAGATTTTGTTTTTGCCACGAAGTTATACATGTCTATATTTATCGCGCCTTCACTTCTCTCTAATGAGTACAAGGAAACAGCGGAAAATCTTTGGCATGATGCTTTTGAAAGATATGGAGACAGAAAGACAATAAGGCTGAAAGCCCTGAAGGATGTCATCTCTCTGTTGCCACAGGAAAAAGAAGTGATACTAACAGGAAAAAACGGAATCTGCGAGGAATGCGAAGGGTTCGGGTGGGTGAAACGGCAACACAAAGAAAAGAGCGGTCGTTTTTATCGTGATGAAGTTAAATGCTCAAACTGTAAGGGTAAGGGTTATTTTGTCAATGAGAAACCCACAGACTTTATGCGCCCCATTTATTATTGCTCTATCGAAATAGACGAGCGAACCATACGTGGAAGCCACATTGTGAACCTCCAACACGTGATGGAGTATTTCAGCGTGGAAGAATGTACGTATTACCTTTCTACTAGTGGGAATTTTGTGTTTGAAGTAATAGAGGGGGTTCGCGTTCTTTTTGTTTCGCATGAATCAGTTGATTGGATTCGTGAGAGAAATCGCATACCCAAAGTAAAAACAGAATAAAAGAACAAAACAAACAACATGGACAAATCAATGGAAATTATAAAAGAACGAGAGGTGGAGTATATCGACCGCATCGACCACATGTTATTTCTGGACGACTGTGAACCCAGTCTTATAGAAAGAATGACATACCCCCATTGTGTCTACAAACCCCGAAATAGAGGGTTGAAAGATAGGCAAGTGGCTTATGAATGCAGGCAGGAAATAAGGCGCATTGTGTGTGAGATACAACATGGGAAGCCCTTTCGTCTGCGAGATGTCTTGGAGGAAATGGACAGACTTTACCAAAAGGCAGAAAGTAGGAGTTGTAGAAGATAAAGCAAACAACAAAACAACAAACAACATGGAAATCGAACAAAACATCAGAGAAGCCTTTGACGAGTGCGCAAAAGTACGAAACGAAAAGGCACAGCTATATGGCAACGCGTGGCGAATGGTAGATTATTACACGCTTGTACACATCATCTACAACAAGCTAGGAAGCACAAAGGGAACAGAAAAGGACATTTGCACAGCCATCTATAATTATTCTTTGTTCGCTTCTGTCCAGCACTTTTGCGGTTCTGGAATTATGGACGAGTTGAAAGATGAGGAGGAAACGATAAATCGACTAGTAGAAGAAGCCGACAACCACACTAGAAAAATCCTAAGTAAAAAAGAGGATGAGTATAATTCGGAATGGATGTATTGCCCGAAAGGTTTTTTGGCTGATATGATGTGCCTAAAGGTGACGCGGTTGCATCATCTGAAATTTCACGCGCCGTGGCAAGTAAAGAGAGGCGAGTTGTACGATGAAGCCATAACGGACGCTTTGCGCGATTTGGGGGGCTATGCAATTCTTTACCTTGCACGGACGGCACTAGATGAGGAGAGAGAAAAGAAAGCAAAGAAGGAGCAAACAGCCACCACCCAAGCCCCGAAACAATGAACACGCTCATCATATCATCGGCAGCAGTGGGAAATAACAAAGGCACGGACACTTGAAACAACATACAGCAACGCAATGAACAAGAACATCAAAAAAGAAGGCGACACACAACGCGCAGCACTCACCTTTGGGGAATTGGCTGAGATGTGGCTGCAAACGAAGGAAAACATCGTAAAACATTCCACCTATTTGGCTTATATCTTTTGCCTTAAACATCACCTTTTACCACGATATGGTGAAGCGGTGGAGATTGAGGAAGAAGACGCACAGCAGTACATCACCGAACATTTGGCGAAAGGTGTGGCAAAAAAAACAATACGCGACCACATTGCCACACTTCGCGCGGTGTTGCGGTTTGGAGAGCGTCGCGGACTTTACTCACACAGAGAGTGGCGGCTTGAATATCCACGCGACAGAAAGAACAATCGCGTGCGCGCGCTTTCGTTGGCACATCACCGAAAACTCTCCGCATATCTAGAAGAAAATTTATCTTGTACTACTGCCCCGATATTGATTGCACTCTACACAGGTATGAGAGTGGGAGAAGTTTGCGGTTTGCGTTGGGAAGATATTGACCTACAACGTCGGGTCTTGCACGTGTCAAGAACGCGCTCTTATGTGTGGAACGTAATAACGAAGCAGTGCGAAACGTACGAAGACACGCCAAAGACGAAAAACTCAGACAGAGAAATCCCCATATCTAACAGCTTATACAGCGCGCTGTGCAGACTGCGGAAGCAGCGCGACCCCGAGTTGTTCCCTTATGTTGTGGGAAGTACCAACAAGGGGACAAACAACCGAAACATAAACGAAACACTGCGGCGCATTCTTCTCAATCTGAAACTTCCCCTTATCACATTTCACGGACTGCGCCACACGTTCGCCACGCGATTGGTAGAAAGCAAATGTGACATCAAAACGGTATCGACCATCTTGGGACATTCCACCGTTGCCACAACGCTCAACCTATACGTTCACCCCGACACAGACCAAAAGCGCAAGGCACTCGCAAAGCTGAACCGCTTAATCGGAAGCGATAACCCCTAACCCATTACGAAGATGACAAAGATTATCACCAACATACGCGCATATTTCGCGCGTCTTTCTCACCAGTCACAACAAGATACCGCACTACGAGTCCAACAAGCAGCAGCCAAAGAAGCTGAACGCACGCTGCAAATTAGAGAATTTCAAGGCGCGCTGTTTCTTTCCTTCAACGACCGACCTATTCTCCCAGTGCTGCACACCAACGAAGGCACCAGCGATGAGGCTACCGCGGTGGAAATCCTTAAACTTGCGCGCTGCACATATAGCGACTATTTGACGGCGTGCGAAATAAATAGACACCAATGAAACCCTCAAAAGGATATATCAGAGAGCGCACCAGTAAAAATGGTGAAACGGTGTGGGATATTTATTTCAGCTACAAAGGCAAACAATTTTATCGGACTTTCTACGAAGAGATGGAAGTGACCGAATGCCTTGCTGAACTAAAGGACGCCTCAGAGCGGCGCGACCCATCAGTGGCGGCGCGATTAGCCGCAGAGTGTGAACGAGAAAAAGCAGAAAGACAAAAGCAGGCGACTGCACGTAAAGAGCGAGAGGAGAAGGAAAAGCAGCCTAATTTCCGCGCACCGCTAGAGTTTACCCACAAACTTCTCCTCCCGATGTCAGTAAGCTACGATAAGATGGTGGAGCTTGTCAGACGTTTGCAGAATGCAGACCGCAGTCAAGTCATTTGTGCCACGCGCCACATCACCAAACCGCCCCTCCGTGTGCTGTTTCTTGGTTTGCGCGTGCCGCGATTGGGCAGCAATTACGTCTTCAACGTGGTGCGCGGCTTATTGGGCTACGACATCACGACAAAGATAATACGCATAGAGGATAAGACCCAAGACCACGCGACACGCTCTGTTGAGAAAAAGTCGCGCGACTCTCAGCGGATAAGGAAGCAGATAGGAGAGAACCCGACAGAGTTAAGCCGAGACATTGCAAGCACTTCCGAAATTTTGATTTTCCTCTTTGGCAAGAACGAGCAGCACATCAGGGACTGGAATGCGCAAGGATTTTCAGCGCATGAAATAATTGCCTTCCTGTTACCTGGACGCAGTCACAATGAATTATGCCGATGTGTTAAAGTGATGCGAGAGCACTTCAGTTCTTCGTTGCGGTTGTACGTCCATAAAAGTCCTACACGCGTCGAAATACTCAAACGGTGGGAAGATGTCAAACGATGGGAAGAAGAAGGACGCAGCTACAACTGGATGGCTCGAGAATTTGGATTCGGCAAAGGAGTTGTCCCTTCTCAACTGAGAACCATCAAAGAAAATCAAGCCGCGAACGCGCGCCTGCAAAGTGCCACCCACTCAGACGAATGACCCCACACAAAGCAACCACCGAGGAATGCTCGACAGTTCGCACCGCACTCACCGCGTGGATCTGTCGTTGCGTTCCTCACCCAACCACACCAGCCACACAATGAAGCCACGACCACAGACCAACCCACCACAAGGCAAGCACCTACACAGCAACCACCGAAGCGACTACGTCACAGGCATTAGCTCTGTGCGATGGCGCAGACTGCGGCAGCACGTGTTGAGCCGCCACCCGATGTGCCAAAGATGCGAAGCAGAAGGACGCATCACCCCAGCCACAGAAGTCCACCACGTGCGACCCGTGGAGGACGCACCCACAGCAGCAGAGCGCGCGCGGCTGATGTTTGATGTACACAATCTCCGCGCACTCTGTCACGCGTGCCACGTTCTCACACATATAGAGATGGGACGAGGAGGAGTGAAAGGCAACCGCCGAAGGGTGGACGAAGAGAACGGCAAACTTGCCCGATACTTCAACGATAGCGAAGAATAAGACTGCATTTCGTTTCTTTTTTTTTCTTACCCCCTCCCCCGATTATCGCGCGCGCTCACCCAAAAAGGCACAACCGACCCAAGGGGGGGCTATTTTTTTATCACCCCCTTGCGGCGATTAATCTCTCGCACCCTCTTTTCTGTGCCTGAGTAAATTTTGGAAATCGGGTAACTTGCGAAAAAATTAGTAAATTTGCAGTAAACACCAAAGTTATGCCACGCAGCACCTTAAATCAGTCGCAGCCGCCACAGCCCGATCCTTCGCAAATGCTTATCAGTGTCGAAGAATACAAGCGGTTGCTTGCTATTGAGCGCAGATTTCGCCCAATACTCAAACAGAAAACACGACACCGCGAAGAATACGTGGTGCAGATTCGCAAAGCCCTCAAAGGCACAGGCGCAAATGCACCAGCCCTTGAAATGGAGATACAAGCCCTTGCCAGTGCGCGCCGCTCTCTCGATATGGCGAACGCAGAAATCGACCATCTCGACCGCACCACCATTGAAGAAGATACGCGCATCGGCAAAAAGCTCGTACCGCACCCAGCGTTCAGAATACAGAAGGAAGCTCTCGCGGCTGTCAAGGAACACACCAAAGTGCTAGGTCTTACGGCTGAGGCTCTCGACGTGGGAGACGACACCGATCCACTCATCGACCTCACCAAGAAAGTACTCAACGCAGGTCGTTCCGCTAAATAGTTAGCCTCTATGCACATCACAGAAGAAGAGAAGAACACCCTACGGCAAGCCAAAGACGCAGTGACCGAACGGCTACGCGCTGCCGATATTGCAAGCTACGAACTGAAGAAGACCGATGTGCGCCTTGAAGAATACTGCAAAGAAGTAGCCGAAAACCCACAATGTCACAATCTTTTTGAACAGCTTGCCGTTGAACGCTTTTTGCGGATGGTGCGACAATACGGACTCAACCGCGCGGAGGTGCTAAAGTTTTTCACCCTTTATGAATCCCTACATTTTCCAGGACGCGCAGGAATGACGCACTACAAGCTCACCCCTGTGCAAGCCTTCCAATATGCTAATATCTTCGGATTTTGGCACAATGGCAAGCGCGTCACGCGTAGGGTTATGCTTTTCGTGCCGCGTAAATTCTCCAAAACCACCAGCGCGGCAAGTCTAGCCGTTTATGATGTGTTGTTTGGCGATGCCAATGCCGAGAGCTACACGTGCGCCAATAGTGCCGACCAAGCAAAGAAATGTTTTGCCGTCGTGCGCGGATGCTTTCGCAAGCTCGACCCCAATGAGCGCAGATATGTGAACAACGAGATGGAGATAAAAAGCAGGCGACCCGACCGACCCGCCTTTGCGCAATGTCTCACCGCCAACGCCAACACCAAAGACGGACTCAACGCCAGCACCGTCATTGTCGATGAATACGCACAAGCGCGCGATGGTGAACTTCTTTATGTCCTCACCACCTCTATGGGTGTGCGCGCCAATCCCCTCACCGTCATCATCACCACCGCTTCCGACGTTCTCGATGGACCTTGCTTTGATATGATACGCGGTTATCGCGCCTTGTTGTTGGGAGAGTATGAGGACGATGCCAGTTTTGCGCACCTATTTCTCCCCGACATCGACGACGACGAAGGCAGCGAAGACACGTGGCGCAAAGTTCACCCACATATGGGGGTAACGGTTACGCTCGATTTCTACCGCGATGAGTGGGCAAGCGCGCAGCGCAATGGGGCTGAAGCCTTGATGGCATTCCGCACAAAATTGCTCAACGTCTACGCAGAAGCCGAGACCCACAGTTGGATAAGCAGCACCCTTGCGCGCAAGATGATGCGCCCCGACAACATCCTCGCCAACATCTCACGACCCCAAGCGATGGTCGCAATCGACCTCAGCGAAAGCGACGACTTCTCAGCCGTCACCGTGGGAGTGTACGACCGCGCGCGCAAGGCGTTCCATTTTATCACAGATTACTTTTTTCCTGAAGGCGCACTAATGGGACACCCGAATGAAAAACTTTACCGCCGATGGGCAGAAGATAATTTTTTGCAGCTCACCGATGGTCCCGTCATTGACTACCGCGCCATTGTGCGCCACGTTATGGCATTGAGCAAGCGTTTCAACATTTTGGGAATCGGCTACGACCCCTATAAAAGCCAAGAAGTTGTCAATATGTTAGCCGCGGCAGGTGGCGAACACGTGCTGACCCCAGTGCGCCAAACGTACGGCACATTTACCGCACCTGTGGAAAGTTTTGAACACGGCGCAAAAACCGACCGCATCACCATCAACGAGAATCCGATCAACGCCTTTTGCTTTGGAAATGCCGTTTTAGATTTCGACCGCCTCGAGAACTGCAAACCCATCAAGCGCAAACAGACGCAAAAGATTGACGGAGTTATCACCAAATTGATGTGCTTGCGCCTTTTCCTCGACTACGAACAATAACGCACCACCCACGCGTCAAGCAGTACCACGAAAAGAATTTACATACTTCGCGCAGTATTCCCCAACTGCACGCGGTATTTATTTATTTTCAATAGCGAAAAATTTAGACAGAAAACGCACTACATTGTCATTTTTTTGTATCTTTGCTTTTGAGAAAGCCGAGCCGTTTCACACGGCAAAGCGTTCCCCTCCCTTGTTATGTGATTCTCTTCTATGTTTGAAAAACTGCGCTCCTTCTTTCCGCGTCTTTTCCGTTCCGCTAGTTCCACCCCCGTGGGTCCTAGTGGGAGCGGAACTTCGGGCTTTTCCGATTGGCTAATTTTAGGCAGCAACCCCCTCAGCGTGGCGGCGGCTTATCGTTGCGTGGATGTTATTGCGCGCAACGTGGCTGTCTTGCCGATGCGCGTGCAGTGGTTGCAAGGCAACATTTTCACCGACCGACCTGCCGACCGCTTGGCTTATTTGCTCAATGTGCAGCCTTCCCCCGAAATGTCTGCCGTGGATTTCCGCGAAGCTCTGGTGCGTCAGCTCCTTCTCCACGGCAACGCCTATATCCTCCCCACCTACACCCCAGCCACCGCCGACCTCGACCGCCTTGTGTTGTGCAGTCCGCATTCTGTTTCGTTTGACGCCACACGACAAACCTACACCGTTTCAGACCTCGCACACGGCATCAGTGGCACATTTCACCAAGAAGAAATCATTCATCTAAAATATGCTACTTTAGATGGACGCACCGGCATGAGTGTCCTCAGCTATGCGCGCCAAACGCTCGACACCGCAGCCATAGGCGACGCAGAGACGCACAAGCGATTCTCCAATGGGGGCAACGTGCGCGGCTTTGTCACCAACGACAAAAGTCTTCGCGGTTTTGGTGAGTATGCAGACGACGAACTCGCCAAGACGGCAAAGACACTAGACGAGCGTTTTGCAGCAGGTGAGAAGATTGTCCACCTTCCCGGCTCGTCCGATTTCCGCCAAATCACCATGACATCGGCAGATATGCAGTTCCTCGAAAGCCGCAAATTTGCCGTGCGCGAAGTGTGCCGCTTCTTTGGCGTTCATCCCTCCTTCGTGTTCGACGACACCAGCAGCAACTATAAAAGTTCTGAAAACGCCTACGCAGATTTTTTGCGCAGCACGCTCAACCCCCTCCTTGCCAAAATCGAGTGCGAACTCCTCCGCAAACTTTTCCCCCCAAGCCTAGCCCACAAAAGGCGCATTCTTTTCGACCGCGCGGAAATCACCGCCTGCGACCTCGAGAGCCGCGTGCGCTATCAGACTGCCACCATTGCCGCAGGACTTTTCACCGTCAATGAGTGGCGCGCAGCCGAAAACAAGCCCCCAGTGGAAGGCGGCGACCGCGTGCTTGTCTCTGCCAATCTGCGCGACATCTCAGACACCAGCACAGACGACACCCCACCGCCACCGACCCCAACGAAAGACGCCCCCTCACAGAACCCCGACCCTGCGCCACAACCTTAGGCGCATCCCCTCCCACAGAACGACACACCCCACAGAACCCAACCTTGTTCAAAGCCTTTTTTACTATGTCTGAAAACCCCACCACTCAGCGCGCGGTCTTCGAACCCACTGGTGTCCACATCCGCCAAGCCGCAGAAGGCGAAGCCGAAAGCCGCACCATCACAGGGCGCGCCATCTTGTTCGGCAAACGCTCTGCCCCTCTTTGGGATGATGGCGATGAAACAGCCTACGAAGTCATCGACCCAGCAGCCATCACGCGCGAACTCCTCAACCGAAGCGACATTAAATTCACTCTTTATCACGACATCACGCGCATCCTCGCACGCTCCACCAACGGCAGCGGTTCTTTGCGCTATGATGTCGATGCGCAAGGCGTCACGTTTGAGTTTGAAGCCCCACGCACCCCCGATGGTGACACCGCGCTTGAACTCGTGCGCCGTGGCGATATTTCGGGTTGCTCGTTTGCCTTCTCCGTGCCTTATTTCGATGAAAACTACGTCACGCGCGAAGTCACCCACGAGTCCAACGGTCGCACCGTCATCACCTACACCGTGCGCGCGGTGAAAGGCATACACGACATGTCGCTCGTGGTAAATCCAGCCTATCCCGACACCCACACAGAACTCCGCGACTTGCTCAAAGCACAAAGCAAGCCCACCCCCAACGACAACACACAATGGCGCGCCCAAGTTGAAGAAATGGCAAGCGTAGCCGCAACCTTGTAACCCCCAACCCTTAACCTTTTTTATTTCTATGAACAAGCAATCACTGAGTTTCCAAACCCTTCAACTTCGCAACCGCCGCGAAGAAATCAAAAATCGCATCGGTGAAATCGCCGAAGCCCTCAAACAAGAGCAGCGTGCGCGCAACGAAGCCGAGAACAAAGAGTACGCCGAACTCTGCCGCGAACTCGACACCATCGAGATGGAAATCCGCACCCTCAGTCTTTCACAGCCCGAAGCCCTCCGCGCTCAGTCGCTCGCAGAAGCCGACCGCATTGTGCGCGAAAATATGAGCGCAGGCAAGCCCACCACCGTAGAAGTGTTCCGTGACGTGATGATGGTGACAGACGCGCAAAAGGGCGGCATCGTTCCCCTCAACATTCAAGACATTTTGCGCCCCCTTCAAGCAGGCTTGATTTTCGACAAAGTCGGGTTGGAGATGAAAACAGGACTTTCGGGTGAATACATTTGGCCTGTCTATGAAGCCATTGAAGCGCAAATCGCAGGCGAAGACGTTGCCCTCACCGACCAAAAAATCACCCTCAGCCAACTCAAAGCAAACCCCGACCGCCTTGGTCTTACGGTTCCCGTGACGCGTCAGAGCATCGTGCAAAGCAACGGCATTGTGGAAGCCATCATAAAAGAAGCCATTCCAGCCGCCATCGCCCTCACGCTCAACAAGGCAATGTTCAGCCCCACCAAGATAGGCACAGCCGTCAATCTTGTAGGACCTTTTGTTGCCCTCAAAGACTCACCCACCAAGACGCTCACCGCTGCCACCACCTTGCGCGACCTCGCGCTGCTCAAAGCAAAGGTTCTCGCGTCTGGTGTCAATAGCGATTCTCTCTGTTGGGTCATGACCGAAGCACAAAAAGCCATTCTCGAGACTACTCCCGTCGATGCAGGTAGCGGTCGCATGGTGTGCGAAGCCGACAAAATCGCAGGTTATCCCGTGTTTTGCACTCCCTACATCACCGAAGACTTCATCGGCTTGGGCGCGTGGCGTTATGAACCTTGTGGGCAGTTTGGCGATTTCTCCTTCATCATCGACCCCTTCACTGGTGCAACGCGCGACGAAGTGCGCTTCACGCTCAACACCATGTTTGGCTTTAAGACCTTGCGCCCCGAAGCCTTTGCCCTCCTCAAAGTAAAGAACTCCTAACCCCTTCTCTACTTCCTTATGCTCACTGACTTTGCCCTCTTCAAACAACACGTCCGTGCCGACGATTTCGACGACGATGACGCCTATCTTCGTCACCTCCTAGAAGCAGCCGAAGAAGCCGTGGTGCGCGCCACCAACCGCACCGCTGCCGAACTCGTGGCACGTGGAGGGGGGCAACTGCCTCGCGCCTTGTCCGTGGCGGCTTTCTCCCTAGCTGCCCACTGGTACAACCAGCGCGAAGCAGTAGCCAGTGTGCAAATGGTGGAAGTGCCTGCCACTCTCACCGCTCTCATCAGACCACACCAACGACTATGCTCGCAGGACGAATGACCACGCGGATCACTCTATTGAAGCCGCAGCGCGTGGTGGACAAATTTGGCGCGGAGCGCGTGGACTACATCACCACCCGACGCATCCACGCCGAACGCGTCAAGCACGCAGCACGAAACCACGACGAAGTGGGCGAACATTTCCCCAACCACTCCGTGGAGTTCAACATCAGAAGCCAGCACCCCGTGCAAGAAAATTGGCGCGTGCGTGAGGGGGGCGGACATCTCTACACCATCACCGCCATCATTCCCAACAAACCGCGCGGACTGCAAACCCTCATTTGTGAACGTGTAAACGAATAAGCCCCCGATGATTTCCCTCAGACTTGACGACCGCGAATTGCTCTACATTTGGGCGCAGCTCTCCGAGCGCGACCGCCTCAAAGTGTTACGCAATCCCACCCGACGCGCTGCCAACACTGTGCGACGCGCCGCGCAAAACGCCATCAAGTCTGCCGGCATCCACAACGCGGCAGCCATAGCGCGCACCGTGCGCATAGCTCATTTCAAGAAAATGCTAGGTTTCAAGGTTGCCCTGCGCAACCGCGGACAAAAGGCAATGCACATCACCCGACACGACCGACAGCACGGCGGCAAGGGCAAGCCCCTCGCCTTTTGGTTTGGCGGTGGCACTGCCGAGCGTTTCACCCGAAAGACGGGGCTCAGCCGCGGACGGCTCACAAAATACGGATTTATGGACGCTGCACACGCAGCCAACGCCACCGCCGTGCAGCAAATCACCGACGGCATGGCACAATGGATTGAACGACTAGGAAAATGAACCCTCCCTCTCTCTCTTCCCTCAGTGCGGGCATCATCGTCCGCCAACTTCTCACCCAAAACCCCGAAGTGCAGCGCATCACGCACCGCATTTTTCCCATCGTGATAGACGAAGCGGTGCTCCCCTATGTGGTCTATCGTCGCGCGGCGCTCGAAACGCAGCCCACCAAAAGCCTACAAAGTGCCGACACTGCCACCATCGAAGTGGCGTGCTATGCTGCCACCTATGGCGAAAGTGTGGACCTCGCCGAAGCCGTGCGCCACGCCCTCGACCACCAGCAAGCCACCAGCCCCGAAGGACTGCACTTGCGCGCCTGCATCCTCGACGATGCCGAAGAACTGTGGGACAGCGAAGCCTTCGGGCAACTCCTCACCTTCCGCGCCAAGGTCTGACCCCTAGGCGCAAACCTCTTTTTTTAACCTTAAACCCTTTTTCTCTCTATGGCACAAACAGGCTATTTCAACGGCTCAGACATGTTGCTCTATGTGGCAGGCAAACCAGTGGGACACTGCACCAGCCACACCACCGACTTCACCACCGAAACCAAGGAACGCGCGGTAAAACCCATTGCGTCTCAGGGCAAGGGGCAAAGCAAATGGAAAGATGCCAGCGTGTCGGGCTTGGCTATCAGCATCTCTGCCGATGGCTTGGTGAACTATGACGAAACCGAAAACGGCTATGCCGAACTCCTCAAAGCTTATGCCGCCGCAATGCCGGTGGAAGTGAAGTGCATGGAGCGCGGCAAAGAAGAGCCCTACTTGTCGGGTATGTTTGTCATCGACTCCCTCAAACGCGTAGACGGCGCAGGCGATGATGCCACCTACAGCATCTCACTCAAAAACGCAGGCGCGCCCACCGTGCTTGATGGCGCAAAGGTCATCTCCAAAGACTAACCCCCACCGCTCACCCCCTTCCCTCTCTCTCCACACACGGCACGACCGCGCGGCACGCTCTCCACGCATCCCCTCGCAGCCGTTGCCGTGTGTCTTTGTTTCACTCTCTCAATCTTTTTCACTATGTCACAACCCATCCCCACAACCACCGCTCCTTCACTTCCAAACAGCATCAGTGTAGGCGGCAAAAGCTATCCCACCTATCACGTGCTCGGGGCGTATCGCCTTTATGAAAGTCTCACCGGCACGCGCGTCACGCAGATGCAGCCCGACGATGTGAGCGCGCTCACCACCTTCATCTATTGCCTTGCCCTCAAAGCCTGCAAGCGCGACGGCATCTCCTTCCCCTACGACACCCCCGACGACTTTGCCGACGACCTCACCCTCGACGACCTCAACGCGTGGCAGCAGGCACAGACCCCCACGGACGAAGCCGACGCACCGCGCACAAAAAAAAAGAAATAGCTTGGCGCGACATCGTGGCACACGGCTTGGGGGTGCTTGGCTTGCGGCTCTCCGACCTCGAACAGCTCACCCCCGACGAGTTTGCCGCCGTGTGCGATGCCCACCACGAGCAGGCAGAAGCCGCCCTTGCCGACCACTGGACACGCGCGCGGCTCATGACCACCCTCTCCCTCCAGCCCCACACCACGCGCCGCCTCACCCCCGAGCAGCTCCTCCCCCTGCCGTGGGATGCCCCCCGACCGCGCCCCCCAGCCCCCCAGCCCAGCCCCCCAACGCACGCCGCGCGC